CTCGACAATTCCAAAAAAGCCGGTCGCGCGCGAAGTTTTGGGAATCGCTAGGGAAATATGCCAAATAATCGGAAAAAGGTCGGAATTGTATACAAAAAATTATCGGAGCTCAAGCCATACGCCCGGAACCCTCGACGCAATGACGCCGCGGTCCCGGCTCTGGAGGAGTCGATCAAGCGCTATGGGTTCAAGAACCCGATCATCGTTGACGGCTCGGGCGTAATTATCTCCGGACACACGAGATTCAAGGCCGCGAAAAAGCTCGGGCTTAAAGAAGTCCCTGTCATCGTGGCCGACGATCTGACCGAGCGGGAGGCCCGGGAGTTCCGGATCGCGGACAACAAGGTCTCCGAGCTTGCGACATGGGATGCTCAGCTCCTCGACGAGGAGCTCATTGAGCTCAAGGGCTCAGATATGGGCGTGTTCGAGCTCGACGACCCTGAGCTCCTGGATCCGGATGTCGACGAGGACGAGAAGATCGCCGAGGCCGTCGACAATGCAAAGGCAAACGGCGAGCGGGATGAACAGTACGACGAGTTTGAGGACAAATTCAAGCCAAAGCTCACAACCGACGACTGTTACACCCCGCCCGCTATTTATAACGCGGTGAAAGACTGGGCCGTTGAGGAATACGGGTGGCAAGATCGCAAGATCGTCCGTCCGTTTTATCCGGGCGGCGATTATCAGCGAGAGAATTATCCCGACGGGTGCGTCGTCATCGACAACCCGCCGTTTTCGATCCTGTCTCAGATCCTCGCATGGTATGAGGATCATAAAATCGACTATTTCCTGTTCGCTCCGGCGCTGACTCTGCTCGGGTTACGCCCGGCGACGTCGCACATCGCGGCGAGTGTCTCGATCACATACGACAACGGCGCGGAGGTCCGGACCTCGTTCGTCTGCTCTCGGGGCGATCTCATACGCACCGCCCCGAATCTCACTGCAAAGGTCAAAGCCGTCAACGACGAGATCAACGCGGAGAACAAGAACCATCCGGACAAGTACGAATATCCGGACGGCGTTGTCACGTCGGTCATGCTCGGCAAGTGGTCCGGCTACGGCGTCGACTACCGCGAGAACCGCGCCGAGTTCGTCCGCGAACTGGAATCGCAAAAGGACTCTGGTCGCGGCATCTACGGCAGCGGCTACCTCGTTCCGCGTGCGGCGATGATCGAAGCCCGAAACAAAGCGGAGCGAAACAAAGCGGAGCAAGAAACGAACGCGATCAAGTGGTCTCTCTCTCCGCGGGAACTGAAGATTATCGAAACGTTAGAAGGTGCAGACAATGGCCACAACGAAAAAACAAACCGCAAAAAAGAATAACCTCAACGCGGTCGCAAAGCAGCTCATCGAAATGGCCGAGCGCGGAGGCGTCGAACAAAATTTCTTTTTTGTGACAACATTCAGCCGATACAAGACACAGCTAAACACGTTGACTCGCCTCCAGAAGGAGATCGACGAGAGCGATGTCCTCATCGAGAAGGAGTACGTCCGAGGGCGTCCGAACATCGTCGCGAACCCCGCGATCGGCGAGTACAACAAGACGAGCACCGCGGCGAATCAGACCGTCGCGACGCTCCTCAAGATTATCACGACCTTTGCGGACGGGCCGGTGCTAGGAGCAGCGACAGACGATGGCGGAGACATCGACCTCTAAGCTATGCCCGCATGTTCAGAACTTTATTGACCTCGTTAAGTCCGGAAAGCTCCGCACCGACAAAGAGGTCAAGGCCCTCGTCGATCATGTCCTCTATTGTTTCGAGAATGAGGACATCTATATCGACACCGATCAGGCCGACCATTATCTCGGCCTGGCCAAGTATTTCCCGTTCGAGCAGCTGTTCCCCTGGCAGGAGTTCGTCATCGTCCTCCATGACTGCACCTACTGGAGGGACAGCAAGCTCCCACGGTGGCCAGACCTGTTTTGCATGATCGGTCGAGGCGCGGGCAAGGACGGAACGATCGCCCTCGAGTCCGTCGCCTTGATCTCGCCTTACAACGGGATCCCGGGCTATGACGTCGACGTCTGCGCGAACAACGAGGAACAGGCCCTTCGCCCGGTCCTCGACATCGTGGACGCCTTTGACCATAGCGAGTACCAAAAGAAACTAAAGCGCTATTTCTCCTGGAAAACGGAAAGCGTTAAGGATCTCCGCGGCGGCGGTCAGATCAAAGGCCGCACGAACAACCCGAAAGGAAAAGACGGAATGCGATCTGGGATCGTCGTGTTCAATGAGATCCATCAATACGAGGACTACAGAAACATCAATGTTTTCACGACCGGCCTCGGCAAGCATCCGCATCCGCGCCGGTCTTACTATACGACAAACGGCGACGTCCGCGAGGGACCGCTCGACGATCTCCTCGAAACGTCTGAGGGCATTCTGTTCGGCGGGGATCCGGACAATGGTTTGCTCCCGTTCATCTGTCGACTCGACTCCAAAGAGGAGGTCGACGACGAGGCGAACTGGGAAAAAGCAAACCCGTCGCTCCCCTATCTCCCGGCGCTGAGGTCCGAGACAGAAAAAGAGTACCGGGAATGGAAAGCGAACCCGCACCGGCTCCCGGCATTCATGACAAAGCGAATGAACCTGCCGGATCAGGCGAATGACATCAAGGTGACAGACTACGAGAACATCAAGGCGACGAACCGCCCGCTCCCGGATCTGACCGGGTGGAGCTGCGTCGCCGGCATCGACTTTTCAAAGATCACTGACTGGGTGAGTGTCGACCTCCATTTCAAACAGGGCGACAACCGTTACGACATCACGCACTCGTGGGTCTGCTCCCGGTCGAAAGATCTGCCGAGGATCAAAGCACCCTGGCGGAAATGGGCCGACGACGGTCGGCTCACGGTCGTTGATGACGTCGAGATCCATCCGGATCTTATAACCTCGTACCTCGTGGAAATGAGAAAAAAGTATTCAATCCGGGCGGTCGCGATCGACGATTTCCGCTTTGCGCTGCTAGCCCGGCAGCTCGCCGGCATCGGCTACGATCCGAAGGACCTCAAGAACCTCAAGCTCGTCCGGCCGAGCGACATCATGAAGATCGCGCCGGTCATCGACTCATGCTTTGCGAATCAGTGGTTCACCTGGGACGACGCCCCGGAGTTGAGATGGGCAACGAATAACACGAAGCTCATCCGCTACGGCAGACGGCCCGGACAAGAAAACGATCAGGATCTCGGGAATTACGTCTACGGCAAGATCGAGGCAAAGAGCCGCAAGACGGACCCGTTCATGGCCCTCGTGGCCGCGATGACGATTGAGGACCGGATCATCGAACGACGCGCCGGACACCGCAAGCTCGACGTCATCAGCTTTTAAGGAGGGCGACACATGGCCTTTAATTTACTTAAATGGATTTTACGAAAAACAGGCAGCGACTCAGAGACCGCGACCGGGGATTTCCTCGAAGCCTCGACAGACTACGACGCCGACGCGCTGGCCGGACTTGCCTCATATCTGCAAAATATGGCGTTCTGGAGCTGCGTGCGTCGGATCGGTTCGACCGTCTCTCTCGTTGAGTGGGACACATACCGACGCGGCCGCCGTGTCCAGGCCGGTGAGGCCTGGGCGTGGAACTATGCACCGAATCCGAACGAAACCCGTGCCGAATTTTTCCGACATCTCGTATCTCAGCTTTATCTCGCCCAGGAGGCGATCGTTGTCGAGTACGCGGGCGGCCGATATGTCGCCGACGGTTTCACCGTTGAACGCCGGCTCACCGGTAACATCTACCGAGACATAACAAGCGACGGGCAATCGATCCCCGGCGTTTTTGGGGCCTCTGCCGTCTTGCATTTCACGATCGAGGGGAGTTCGATCCAGACAAGCGTCAACGCGATCGCGGCCACCGAGGGCGATCTGCTCAAGGCAACGACCAAAAAGATCGTAAGAGACGCGGGCGGTCATGGCGTGCTCAGGGTTCACGAGATCGCCGAACAGGATCCGGATTTCGAGAGCACCTACACGGATCTCGTCACGGACAAGATGAAAAAGTATTTCACGTCAGACAATGCCGTGCTGCCGGTGTTCGACGGCTACGAGTTTCAGGATACCTCCGGAACCTCAGCGGGGTCGACGAGGGACGTCCGTGCAATGATGGACGACATCATGGAGCTCACAGCCGAGGCGCTCGGCGTTCCGCCTAGCATCGCGACAGGAAAGGGAGTCACCGATCAGGATTTCACGCATTTCATGAACACGACGATCAAACCGCTCGCGGGCATGATCGTCCAGGAACTCAACCGCAAGCTCTACGGTCAGTCGAGAGTTTTCGCCGGCTCTTACATCGTGCCGAACTACTCGAACGTCCGCTACCGCGATCTGTTCGACATCGCCGATCCGATCGACAAGCTCATCGGGTCCGGCACGTTCTGTATTAACGAGATCAGGGCAAGGCTCGGCGAGGCCGTGATTGACGAGTCGTGGGCATGGCAGCATTGGATGACAAAGAACTACGCGCCGGCGGCGGATCAGCTCGACGGCGTCGTGGACGGTCAGCCACGCGCGGATCCGATGACGGATCCGACTCGAACCGGGCCCGATCAGGACACCCAAGACACAGAACAGGAACCGGACGACGAGCCGGATCCGGAACAAGAGGAGGTAAACAACAATGTCAACGAACAACAAGACACCGGCGACGATCAATAAAGAGCCGGCGCCGTATTTCTACATCGAGGAGGACGATGAGGCAAAGGTCGCCGATGTCTACATTTTCGGCAACATCGCGCCCGAGGCTCACGGTCTCGGGAGACTTTTCCGCGATCCGTCGGAGCGCTCCGCGTATGGCCTCGTCCAGGAGCTCAACGGGATCCCGGCAGACACCGCGATCACGGTCCACATCAACTCCAACGGCGGCGATCTCAAAGAGGGCCTCGGCATCTATAACACCCTCAAGGATCGCGAGAACGTGACGACGATCTGCGAAGGTTTCGCGGCGTCTGCCGGGAGCATCATCTTTGCTGCCGGATCCCGCCGAGTCATGCAGCCGGCGTCTCTGCTATTTATCCACCAGGCCGCCTATACATCGGTCGACGGCAACGCCGACGACCTGGAGAAATATGCCGACACGCTCAGGACCGTCACGGACGCGGCCGTCAACGCCTACCTCGAGAGCGGCGTCAATGTCTCCCGCGAGGAGCTCGATGACATGCTCAGGGCTGAGACGTGGATCAAGCCCGAGGACGCGGTCCGCATGGGTTTTGCGACTGAGGTCTCCAACGTGGAATCCGAGCCCGAGGAGGGCGGCGACGTCGCCGCGATCAGCAACGACGCAATGCGCTCGATCATGGCCGCGGTCTCCAGGCCACACGATAGGAGTTTCGGGACGATCGACGTCGACGTGTCCGGGCTCAAGGATATCGAGGACCTGGCCGGAAAGCTCAACGACACGCTCGCACCGTTTGCGACACTCGCGAACACTATCGATACTTGCCCTCAGCTCGTCGCTCTGGCTGCAAGAGTCGAGGCAGCACTGGCCGCCGATCCCGGTCTCGCCGATCGGGCTGCGGCGGTCGTCAACAAATTTTTAGGCAATCCCGCGCCGAAATCTCCGGCACGCGATGAGCATAAAGGATTTTTCAATTTCACAAAGCCGGAGGATCCGGCACACAGAAGGAGGTAACAAGATATGCCTACACTCAGAAACAAAGATGAGATGAACGAGACCCAGACGGCGATCGCTCAGCGAATCGCAAACGCGGCCCGCGAGGGCAATACCGAGGATTTTGAACTCGGTCTGCAGGATCTTTTCCAGAATATCAACGATCAGATCCTCGCATCCGCTCAGAGCGTCGGAGCAAATGCCGATGCTGCCGTTCTGGCACGCCGCGGTGTGAGACAGCTCACAAACGAGGAGACCAAGTTCTACAACACCTTTATCGAGGCCGCCCGCTCTAACAAGGGCAACCCGATGATGGCTCTGACCGGCGCGGACAAGACTTTCCCGACTACGATCATTGAACAGGTCATGGAGGATATGCAGCAGTCTCATCCTCTGCTCGCCGCCGTTGACGCTGTCAACACAACCGGCCTGACCCGTTTCATTATCAACAAGGACGGCGTGCCGACCATCGCCTACTCTGTAAAGGGCACCGACGGCGCAACCGTAAACGATGATGTCACAATCACCGGTGCCGCAACCTGGGGCGATGTCACCGCGGCCGTCGAGGCTGAGCTGACAAGCGGTTTCGAGACGATCGACCTCGGACAGTTCAAGCTCTCCGCGTTCATGCCGATCGAGGAGGCCATGCTCGACCTCGGCCCCGCATGGATCGACTCTTATATCCGCACTTGCCTCTCCGAGGCTCTTTCCATCGGCTATGAGATCGGCATCGTCACCGGATCCGGTCACAATATGCCGATCGGCATGGACCGTTCCGTCGCCGACGATGTCACTGTCACTGCGGGCGTTTATCCTCGCAAGGACAAGATCGCGATCACCGATCTCAACTCTGACACCTACGGCAATCTGATTGCTCAGCTTGCCAAGACTCAGACCGGAAAGCCGAGAGCGGTCAGCAACCTCGTCATGGTTGTCAATCCGTTCGATTATTTCAAGCTCATCATGCCTGGTACTACCGTCCTCAATGCAAACGGCACCTATGTCAACGACGTTCTGCCGTATCCGACTCAGGTCATTCAGTCGATCGCCGTACCTCAGGGCGAGGCCGAGCTCGGTATGGCTAAGCGCTATTTCCTCGGCGTCGGTGGCAGCAAGGGCATCCAGTTCTCCGACGATTACAAGTTCCTCGACGACAAGAGATACTACAAGATCGTCGCCTATGCGAACGGCCGCCCGAAGGATAACAACGCATTCCTCCGCCTCGACATTTCCGGCCTCAAGCCTAAGTATCTCAAGGTTCAGAACGTCACAGCTTAATAGAACCGGGAGGAGGTAGACGATGAGCGCAATCGAAGTCTCGGACGAGCTGCTCAGCGAGGCGAAAAACTACCTCGACATCACCTGGGCAGACGACACGACCGACAACAAGCTCAAGGGCTCGATCCGGCGCGGCATCGCCTTTATAGTCAGGAAGACCGGCGTCGAAACGTCGGCCTTTTCTGGCGATTCTGCCGACCCTAGCGCTCAGGAGCTCTTGTTTGCTTATCTGCTCTACGATCGAGCGGGTGCGGTCGATCAGTTCAAAACGAATTACCTCTCAGACATTAACAGCCTGAGGGACGCGAAAGCGGTGACAGACTATGCGAATGCCAAGACAACAGGTTGAGGTCTTTAATGACGGGGCGGTCAAGATCTACGCGGCAAAGGACCGCCGCCTCGGCGACCTCAAGATCTCGCTCCGCTATCAGGAGCAATCGGTCGGCGTGGTCCGTTACTATTCCGCGGAGAACAGCGCGGACGGCAATCGCATCGACCGCGTGATTAAAGTGCCGCACACCGACAAAGTAAACCGGATGGACATCGCCGTCGATCAAAAAGACGGCCGGCAGTATAGGATCACCCGCATCCAGGCAAAACCCGAGAGCGGCGTCGATCTTTATGATCTCGAGTCCGTTACGGTGCAGATTAAGGAGGCAACATGAAGATAAAAGCAAAAAAGAGGTTCATCTCCGGGCGCTTTGAAGCGAGCCCCGGGCAGATCCTCGACGTTGAAAACGCTCGCGGCGCCTTGCTCGTGTCCGATGGGCTCGCGACTGAGGTCAAGGACAAAACCGAGACCGAGGCGGCTGAGCCGAAAAAGAAATGAGTAACTCGTCGACGATTGATGTCGGCGACCTCAGCGCAACCGTCAACAAGATCCTCGACAAGTACGGCGACAACGTCCGAAAAGCGACCGGGGAGCTCATAAAGAAGGTGGCCAAAGAGGCAAAGGACGACGTCAAGAACGGCGCACCCGTGAGGACGGGCCGCTATAAAAAGAGTTGGTCTGTGAAGATCGAGGAAGGGAGCGCCGGGCTCTATACCATAGCGACGGTGCATAGCCGCGATCGTTATCAGATCGCCCACCTCCTCGAAAAAGGACACGCGAAACGAGGAGGCGGCCGAGTTCCTGGGCGGGCGCATATCAAGCCGGCAGAGGAGGCAGCGGTCGAGAAGGTTCAGGAAGGGGTGGAAGAAATTGCACAAAAAGGAGAATGAGATCAAGACGATCCTCCAGGCAATGCAAGACGCCGGAATTATTTCGGGTTATGTCTATGACCATTTCACCCAGGACGACCCGATCCCGACGCCGTTCGCCGTCTATCGCCGTGTCGCGGTTCCGAGCTTTAAGGCTGACGATAAGGTTTACACCCGAGAAGATAGCGAGGACGTCGAATTTTATGCCGACGATCCGGACACAATGGATGCGATCATGGAGGCCTTTGAATCTCAGGCCGACGCGGCTGAGCTCGTTTACGAGAGAACGGCGGACACCGTATACATCGAGGACGAGGATTTCTATGAATCGCTTTATGAATTTTAGAGGAGGTAAAGGAAATGTCTGACAAGACGACTAATAAAATCACTTTTGGCTTGTCTAATGTGCACATCTGGCCGATCACCTCGACAGATGACACCGGCAAGCCGACATATGGCACGGTTTTCGCTCAGCCCGGCGCTACGGAAATGAGCCTCGATGCCGAGGGTTCGAGCGATCCGTTTTACGCAGACGACGGTATTTATTTCCGTCCAGTCAGCAATACCGGTTATTCTGGTAAGCTGACCGTCGCGGATCTTGTTGCCCAGTTCCGGACCGCGATCCTTAAGGAAATCGCAGACAAGAATGGCGCGCTTTTTGAAAGCTCGGACGTGCAGCCGGCCGAGTTTGCCCTGGCCTTTGAGATCAAAGGAGACGCCAAAAAGCGCCGTTTCCTGTTCTACCGGTGCCTGGCAACCCGCCCGAGCATTTCGTCCAAGACTAAGGAGGACAAGATCGATCCGAATACCTCGGAGCTCGATTTTTCCGCGAGCCCTCGTCTCGACACCGGCTACGTGAAGGCAACCGCGGAGGAAGGCGACACCGCATACAGTAACTGGTACGGGGAGGCGCCGTATGAGTACGTCGACCCTAACGCGGCAACGTCGTAACCGGCGCCCGGAATAACATAAAGGGATAAGCGACTCGGCTTGCTATGCCTGAGCCGCTTATTTTTATATTTTTGGAGGCTACAAATGCTTAAAACGCTCCAGTTCGGCGACAAGGATGTCACTTTTTCGACATCGTTCGCCTGGACACTTATCTATAAGTCGCAGTTTGGCCGCGACGCGCTGCCGATCCTCATCCCGATCATACGTGAGGCCAACAACGCAAAAAATAAAGCCGATGAGACCGAGCTTGCGATGACATTTCTCGAAAAGCTCGGGTTTTCCGGCGTCGTTGAGATCGCGTGGTCTTCCGCCCGTCTCGTGGATTCTTCAATTCCGGATCCTCTGACGTGGGTCGCGTCGTTCGGCGACAATTTCGAGCCGCTCGACGTTATCAGCGACCTATTTCCGGATCTGATTTTGTCCTGCTTTGCGTCAAAAAAATCGAAAGCCCCGATTCCCCCGGTCAAGAAAACGACGACCAAGAAGTAACGACTGACCGGATCCTTGCGGCGGGGATCATGCGCGGGCTCACACGTGCCGACGCCGATGTCATGACGATCGGCGGGTGGATCGACTACATCATTGAGTGGAACAAGATGACCGAGGATGCCCGAGACGCAGCCGAGGGCGACGCGCGCGGAACAGGGACCGGGGCAGGCACAAGGAAAGCAACGCAGGCCGACATCGATCGGCTGGCCGCAATGTAGACGTGGGAGGTGGCTAAATGGCCGGTGGAAATATCAAAGGCATTACAATCGAGATCGGCGGCGATACTACCAAGCTCTCGTCTGCTCTCTCTCAGGCTGATAAGGCTTTAAAAAACACACAGAAGCAGCTCAGCGATGTCGAGCGGTCTTTAAAGTTTGATCCGGGTAACACTGATCTGCTAAGGGATAAACAGGTCCTCCTCGCTGACAAGATCGGCGAGACAAAAAACAAGCTCGAAGCACTGCAAAAGGCGCAGGAACAGCTTGACGCCCAGGGCGTCGACAAGAACTCGGAGGAATACAAAGAACTCCAGGTCCAGATCGACACGACAAAGAGCAAGCTCGACGGACTCAACGACGAAATGAAAGAGTTCGGGAGCGCAGGCGCTCAGGCGCTCCAAGTAGCAGGCCAAAAGATCAAAGGCGTCGGTGACAAGGTCAGCGACGTCGGCGCAAAGATCACCGCAGGCGTAACCGGGCCGATCATTGCGGCCGGTACCGCCGCGGGCGCGGCCTGGACTGAGGTCGACGCGGCGATGGATACCATCGTCACTAAAACCGGTGCAAGCGGAGCCGCCCTGGACGATATGCAGCAGCGGGCGCAGAACATCGCGACGACAATACCGACCGATTTCCAGGCAGCCGGCGACGCGGTCGGCGAGGTAAACACGCGGTTCGGTGCTACCGGCGATCAGCTCGAGCAGCTGAGCACCCAGTTCATCGAGTTCGCAACAATCAACAATCAGGACGTTTCCGGTTCTATTGACACCGTCCAGGCGGCGATGGCTGCCTATGGTCTGAGCGCCGATCAGGCCGGGCTCATGCTCGACACCTTGAACAAGGCCGGACAGGACACCGGCGTCGATGTCTTAAAGCTCGCGAGCGACATGACAACGAACAGCGAGGCATTGCAGCAGATGGGGCTCAATGCATCCGACTCGGCAATGCTGCTCGCTAACCTGGACAAATCCGGCGTTGACTCAAGCGTCGCGCTCACGGGCCTTAAAGCCGCTCTGAAAAATGCCGCGGCCGATGGCAAGACGACCGGCGAGGCAATGCAGGAGCTCAACGACAAGCTTAAAGACGCAAAGAGTAAGACCGAGGCTATGCAGGCGGCAACCGAGGTTTTCGGCGCAAAGGCGGGCCCGGTACTCGGTGCTGCCTTGTATGAGGGCAAGATCAATCTCAATGCCCTCGGGACATCAATGAGTGATTTCGCGGGCAACACGGCCGACGCCTTCAACGCGACTCTCGACCCCGCCGATCAGTTTACCGTTGCGCTTAACAATCTCAAAGCAGTCGGCGCTCAGCTTTTTACCACGCTCCAGACCATGATCGCACCGGTTCTCGACAAGGTCGTCCAGAAGCTCAAGGACTTAAATGCCCGGTTCCAGCAGATGACCCCGGAACAGCAGCAGATGATTATCAAGATCGCCGCGATCGCGGCAGCGATCGGGCCGGTAGTTGTCGCCGTTGGCAAGGTAATTACGGCTGTCGGGGCGATTACTGACGGCGTTGGTAAGCTCTCCGGGGCGCTCTCCGGAGCGACCGGAGCGACAGGGGCATTGAGCGGGTCGATGATCGCCGCGGCGGCGCCGATCCTTGCGATCGTGGCCGTTGTCGCGGTCCTTGCGGCGGCGTTTAAACATCTATGGGATACCAACGAGGGTTTTCGGAATGCGATGACCGCGATCTGGACACAGATCAAGGGCATTTTTACCGGTTTCGTCGATGAAGTGAAGGAGCGGTTCGCCTCTCTCGGTATCAGCATGACCGATATCACGAGCACGCTCTCCGCGATCTGGGACGGCTTTTGTAATCTCCTGGCGCCGGTTTTCGAGGGCGTTTTCCAGCAGATCGCGAACATTTTACAGGCCGTGCTCGATGTCATCGTCGGGATCCTCGACATCTTTATCGGCATCTTTACCGGCAACTGGGATCAGGCCTGGCAAGGCGTGCAGGAGGTTTTCGGGGCGATCTGGGATTTCATCAAAAACACATTTCAGACCGTGCTCAACATCATGGAGGGCATCCTCAACACGGTCTGCGGGTGGTTTGGTACTACCTGGAGCGCAACCTGGGAAAATATCAAGAACGTCATCGTCACCGTCCTCACCGCGATCCAGAGCTTTTTCGTCACGATCTGGAACGCGATCGTCGCCGTCGTTACTACGGTCTGGAATGCAATCAAGACCGCGATCACAGTGACAATCAACGCGATCGCGACGGTCATCACAACCGTCTGGAATACGATCAAGACAGTGACCTCGACCGTCTGGAATGCGATCGTCGCGGTCATCACTACGGTCTGGAATGGTATCAAGAACGCGGTCACGACCGCGATCAATACTGTCAATCTCGTTGTCACAACGGTCTGGAATGGTATCAAGACAGTGACCTCGACCGTCTGGAATGGGATCAAGACAGCCGTGTCGACCGTTGTCAACGGTATCCGGGACACCGTGTCCTCGGTATTTAATGCCGTAAAGAATACGGTCACAACGGTCTGGAATGGCATCAAGTCGGCGATCATTACGCCGATCGAGACGGCACGAGACGCGGTCAAGAACGCAATCGACAAAATGAAAGGATTTTTTAATTTCGAGTGGAAACTCCCCGACATCAAGCTCCCGCATTTTTCGATCGAGGGCAAGTTCTCGCTCAATCCGCCGAGTGTTCCGCACCTTGCGGTCGACTGGTATGACCGCGGCGGTATTTTCTCATCTCCGACCGTCATCGGTGTCGGCGAGAAAAGGCCTGAGTTTGTCGGTGCGCTTGACGATCTCCGCGCAATCGTTCGGGAAGAGTCTGCCGGCGCAAGCTCGGCGGCTCTGAATCAGATCGTCGAATTGCTTACCCAGATCGCGGGCAACCCGCACGGCATAACCGTCAATCAGACGATCAACGCCGAGGACACGAGCTACGTCGGGCAGCAGAAACAGGCCGCTAAGGAACTCGGCCGGATTGCGAGGGCGCTGACATGAAAACACAGGAAATATTAACCTACACAAACACAAAGGGCGAGTCGATCACGTTCGGGGTCGGCTCCAGATATCACGTCAATGTCTCGAAGGACGTGACGGGGCTCAGCGACCTCGACGACACGATTTACTCGACGTCCTCGATGGGACAGCACGGCGACA